ACTTACGCGGGTGAAAACGCGGGTAAATATGTAGCAGTCGCTCTTTTGAGCGCAAATACTATCGAAAAAGGTGGTATAACAGTAATGCCGAACGTAAAGTTTCGTGAGACTGTAAAAAGATTAGACGTAGGTTCTGTACTTGCAGATGGTTCATGTGATTTTACGGCAACATCTACTATCTCATTGACTGAGAGAGCGATTGAGCCAAAGGCACTTCAAGTAAACCTACAATTGTGTAAAGATTCATTCCGTTCAGATTGGGATGCTATCTCTATGGGATACTCTGCATTTGATGAGTTACCAAAGTCTTTCGCTGATTTCTTAATCGGACACGTTTCTGAGAAAGTTGCTTTGAAAATGGAGCAAAACATTTGGAGTGGAGATAAATCTAACTCAGGTGAGTTTGACGGTTTGACTACTTTGTTAGCAATTGATTCTGACCTACCAACTGCAAACGAAATTGCAGGTACTACTATTACTGCCTCTAACGTAGTTGCAGAATTAGGAAAAATTGTTGACGCAATTCCTTCTGCACTTTACGGAAGAGATGACCTTCATATCTATGTTTCTCAAGCGGTTTACAAAGCGTACGTTCGTGCAATGAACGCTCTAGGTTATGTTGACAAGTTCAACAACCAAGAACACGGAGAAATGGTATTTGACGGAATTAAATTATTCGTTGCTAACGGTCTTACAGGAAGCACTGCTATTTGTACTACAGTTGATAATATCTTCTTTGGTTGCGGATTGAAAAATGACGAGAACGTTGTTAAGGTTCTTGACCTTGCAGATGTTGACGGTTCTGAGAATGTTCGTATTGTTATGAGAATGACAGGTGCGGTTCAGTACTATAACGTAGAAGAAATCGTAACATACGGAATTACTAACTCTGCTAACTAAGAGTTGATTAATTGATTAGAGAAAGGGTGGGTAAAATTGCCTACCCTTTTTTATTATAAACAGAAAAAAAATTATAAAAAATGAGTTGTAATATCACAGTCGGTAGAGGTCTTTCCTGTAAAGATTCTGTAAGCGGACTTAAAGCAATCTACATCGTTAACTACGATGACCTAGACTACGAAAATGTAGCATTTGATTCAACTAATACCGATGAGGTAGAAACTTGGACTCCTGCTGCTCAATTAAATATGTATAAGTACGAACTTAAGGGTGCTAACGGATTTGAAACTACTATTGAATCTTCTAGAGAAAATGGTACTACAGTATTTAACGGTGCATTGAGTATTCAGTTGAAAAAGCAAGACGTAGCTACTCACAAGACAATAAAGCTATTAGCTTATGGTCGACCTAGAATCGTTATAAGAACTATGACAAATCAGTTCTTTTTGATGGGATTAGAGCAGGGAGCAGATTTAAATGGAGGTACTGTTTCTACAGGACAGGCTCTTACAGACTTCAATGGTTATTCTTTGAACTTTGAGTCTAGTGAAACTATTCCTTCACCGTTTATTAAATGTTCTACTGAAGCAGAATTAAAAACTGTCTTTAATACAGTTGCAGACGGAAGTGGGGACGATGCAGTTATCGTTGCGTAATTAGACATTTGTGTTTGGTTTTTAAAGGGGAGGCTTAGGTCTCCCTTTTTTGTTGAACAAAACTAAGGTTTCTAAGTTATATAGATATGATAATACTTCAAAGTACACTAGACCCTCAAACGTTTAGCTTTATTGCTAAATCTAAGTCTTATGATTCAATGCTTATTAAAGATGAATCTACAGGTGTAGAGGTTAGTGTAACAATAGATGAGAACGTTCAGGGAGACTATGTAGATACAATTACAGGTACTTTTGAACTTATAGAGAATAGATACTATATCTTAACTCTTAAAAGTGGCTCAGACGTTGTTTTTCTAGATAAAGTATTTTGTACAAACCAAGCAGTACAGACTTATAGCGTTAATCACGACACCTATACTTCTAACGCTTCAAATAATGAATATATAGTATATGAGTAAAGATGTTCACGTATTAAATTTAAGTAGCTACGAAGCACCCGAAATCATCGAAGATGGTCGTGAGGATTGGGTTACTTTTGGGGAAGATGATTCTTTTTTCAACTTCCTTATTGACCGTTACAAAGGTTCGACTACCAATTCTGCGATTATAAACAACACCGCTAAACTTATTTACGGTAGAGGATTGAGTTCTACAGACGCTTCTAGAAGACCTAACGACTACGCTAGTATGAAAGGTTTACTTTCTAAGAAGACTGTTAAGAATCTAGCCATTGACCTTAAGATGTTGGGTAATTGTGCTATTCAAGTAATATACACTAAAGACCGTAAAAAGATAGCAGAACTACACCACGTTCCCGTACAACTTTTGAGACCCGAGAAGTGTAATTCTAAAGGAGATATTGAAGCGTATTATTTCTCTAACGATTGGACAGATACAAAGAAGTTTACACCTAAGAGAATACCCGCTTTTGGTCAGTCTAAAAATGCACCTATTGAGATATACTACATTAAACCTTACTCGGTTAATATGAAGTACTTCGCACTACCCGATTATTATGCTTCTACACCTTATGCAAGATTAGAGGAGGATATTAGCACATACTTGATAAATGAGGTTAACTCAAACTTTGCAAGTCGTAGTATTATTAACCTAAATAACGGAGTGCCATCTCCCGAAATCCAACAAGAGATTAAGCACAAAATGTTGCAAAATCTCACAGGTACAGACGGGCAGAAAGTAATCGTTTCTTTTAACAACAATTCTGAGAGTGCTACAACTGTAGAAAACTTATCGGCTTCAGATATGCCCGACTTATACAATACACTTAGTCTAGAGTGTGAGAAAAAGATTCTTATCGGTCACAATATCACTAGCCCTTTAATGTTTGGAATAGCAAATAAAGCGAGTGGATTTTCAAGTAATGCCGATGAGTTAGAGAGTTCTTTTGTACTATACAATAACCTTTACATTTTACCAATGCAAGATATGTTAATTGATGCATTTGAGGACATTCTATCATACAACGATATAGCTTTAGACTTATTCTTTAGAACACTTAAACCTTTAGAGTTTTCAGACAAAGAAGATAGAGGACAGGAGAAAGAAACTGAAGAAGATGAGCAAACTAAACTAAGCAAACAAGACGACCAAGATGAGGAGATTCTAGGGGTACTAGAGGGTTCGGTTATGGATGAGGAGTTTGAAGAAGTTGGCTCTAGAGAATACTTAGAAGATAATGAAGATTTAAAGACTTGGGCGGATAGTATCGAAGCTAGTAAGAAAAAGAGTCTATTGCAAAAACTTTCAGACATAGTTAAGTCTAGACCTAGCGACTCATCACAACTAGATAAATCTATTTATAAGGTTCGTTATAGATACGATGAGAAGTACGCAAAAGAATCTTCTAGAAAGTTTTGCAGAATGATGATGTCTAGAACTAAAAACGGAGTAGTATACAGACTAGAAGATATAGACAAAGCGTCTAGAACACTAGACTTTAGGAGGGCTGAGTTACCTATGCATAAAGGACAGAAATTCGATTTATTTAAGTTCAAGGGCGGGGTTAACTGCAGTCATTATTGGTCTGAGGTTCTCTACAAAAGAAAAAAGAATGCAGATGGAACGTATAAAGACGACAAGGCACTATCTTCAAATGAAGAAGTTGAAAGCATACCTAAATCATATAAACCAACCCCGAGAGGAAGACAAAGAGCAGAAAAAGTAGAATCTGATAGAGCAGATAGAGGACATCACCCAAATTACGGTAAATAATGGAAGCGTTACTAATTACAAGACAGGACATAGTTAAATATTCAAACCTTAACGGAAATTTGGATTCTGACAAAATGCAACAGTTCGTCAAGTTGGCGCAAGATATACACCTAGAGAGAATCCTAGGTAGCGACTTATTGAACAAGATTAAAGCTGAGATTATAGCGGGAACATTAGCAGACCCATATTTAACGCTTCTAACGAAGTATATTAAGCCAATGTTAATACATTACGCTTTAGTTGAGATAATCCCTTTTAATGCTTACCAAATAGCTAACGGAGGTATTTTTAAGCATAATTCAGAGAACTCTGATAGTGTATCTAAGAATGAAATAGATTTCTTAATGGAGAAGTATAGAAAGGTAGCAGAACACTATACTGAGAGATTCCAGACGTATATGTCTTTCAATGGTTCAACATTCCCCGAGTGGAATAGCAACTCTAACGAAGATATTTACCCTGCACAAGACACTCCTTTTAGCGGTTGGGTGTTATGAGTTACAAGCCAAAAGAGAAGAACATAAAAAGTTTACAAGCATATTTAAAGAAAGAAAATGAGCGACAAAAAGATATCCGAATTAACGGCAAAAAGTAGCAACCTAGAGACTACCGATATATTCGCAATAGCAGAAGATGACGGTGCAGGAGGTTATGCCTCTAAAGGTATTACAGGAGATGAGATTAAAAAAGCAATTACTGAAGTTTCTCATAATGCTCAAACGGGAACGGCTTACACGCTAGTTATAGCAGATAGAGATAAGTTAGTAGAAATGGACAACGCTTCTGCAAATACGCTTACAATACCACTTAATAGTTCTGTAGCGTTCCCTATAGGTACTCAGATTCTTATAGTACAAAAAGGTGCAGGTCAGACTACTATATCGGGAGATACAGGTGTGACGGTTTACTCTGAAGATTCAAAAGTTAAAACAGTAGGTCAATATGCACTAGCTACATTGATTAAATGCGCTTCTGATACTTGGTATTTAGGCGGTAATTTAGAGCAATAATATGTTTTTAGCTACACACGGAATACTAAATACAACTAGTGACCTTTACCTACCGTGGTCGAATGATGTTTACTCGTTTGATTATGACGGCGTAAGCGACTATATCAACGTAGGCAACGACCCTTTATTAGACTTTGAGAAAGATGATTCTTTTAGTATTTCGTGTTGGTTTAAGTGCGGTTCTACAGGTTCTACTCAAACCTTAATATCTAAGGCAAACTCATCTCTACA